ATACCAGGATCAACAATTAAGTCACCTGATGCTGCTTCACCCCATGCCACAAAGTTTGATGAACTTGTAACGGTGTCTCCACCAGAGTGCGCTGCTGCTGTTGTATTTCTAACGGCTCTTGTTACACCTGATAAACTGTTGCCAGATATAGCTGTATATGAAATTTCTTCTGTACCTATTTGTATAAAGTTTGTACCTGAAGACGGAAACTGCGATGCGTCTGTTAATGTAATACTTGTTGTAGAATCATTAATACCAGAAGCTAGTGTAGTTGATGTTGCTCCGACTTCTACACCGCTCCAAGATCCTAGACCATAACCAAAACCTTGTGCCTGTACATCAGGACCTATGTGATAATAATGTTGTACTCTAATACCACCTGATTCTGTTGCACCCGATCCAGACTCATTTGATGGCATAGTAATTGTAAGTGTGTTCGATGAGGGTACTGTTGTAACCATAAATCTTATGTCATCAAAGTTTGCTGCTGCATAATCTGAATTTGTAATGGCTGTAAAATTATCTAATAAAATTACATCACCAGCTTCTATACCATGATCAGATGAAAAATTTATTGTAACAATAGCTGATCCATTAGTCGTGCTGAATGCATTCGTAAGTGTTGTTGTAGTTTTGATAGGATGAATGTCATAGAATACACCACCTGAATAAGCATATAAAACTCTGTTTGTTCCTATGATAGAATATTTTTGACCGGCACTATTTGTAAATTGATGTAATCCCCTAGCAGCACCAGTAACATTATCAGCTCCTAGCTGTTTCCAACCGCCTATTTTCTCAGGTGTTGTGTACCTAAATCTTACATTATCACAATCTATCCACTGACTTTCAGCAGTCGTGGCTGTGATTTGTTTATTGATTCCAGGTGCAAACCCTATCTTCTGTAACATAGATCTCCAGATTATATTAGATTGCGTTGATGTTCAACGTTATTTGGGAATACCCAACATAGGTCTTTTATCATACAAATTCGTCTTTGCAAACCTTCCATCTGCATGATTATAATGTAGAAACACCTGACCACATATTTTACCTTGAAAAGGCTCTCTCCAATGCTCTAACTCACATCCAGAGTAAATTAACATATCGCCCGGGTTTAAGTCTACTTTTACTCCTTTTGGTGCATTTGGCTTATGAATGTTCTTATACTCGTCTATGACGTTGCTAGACCCCGTAGGATCGATAAATATAGGCCATGGATCTCCACCTAGGTTTAGTGTGGTAGATATCTCACAACTTGGTCTATCTTTATGTCTTTTTAATTCAGAACCTTTTTCATAAACTCTAGCGTAAGAATAAGTGGGCACTAAATTTAAGCCTGTCTTTTCTTTCATTACAGGAAGCACTTTCATAAGCAAAGTTTCCATAACATGATCACCATATATTGAGTAAACTCCAGGCACCTGTTCATCATCCCATTTTCCATGTAAACCATTTTGAGCTATCATATTGTTTTGATACATGAAATTTACAGCATCTCTTTTAAGTAAAAAGTAATTATAGCAAAAGTTTGCTAAATCATATGATACTGCGTTTCTTATAACTGTATATTTATTGAAAGCCATCTTGTATAAAATTAAAACTTACGGATATTCTTATATCATCTGATTCATTCATTTCAACACAATGTTCTAACCAAGAAGGAAACATTATAGCTCTGTTTTCTTTAGGTTCAATAGAAATTTCTGATGCTAGATATAAAGGTATTTGAACATCTTTTTTAGCGGCCTTTACAAAATGTGTTCCTTGTCTAGGATCATTGACTTTTAAGAATCCAGAATTTCTTGGGACCTTTATATAATATGCTCCGCTAAATAAACTATTTGCATGCACATGAGGTCTGTTCAAAGCACCTTTGTAATTTATGTTTGCCCACATGTTTCCTAATTTGGGTTCTCTAGCTAAAAACTCTTCTTTATATATTTCACGTTGCATTCTATATAATTCGTCAACAAGAGGTTTGAATACAGGTATGGTGTGCATATGTGTTTTGCTGTGCCATCCTTTTACGTTTGTCTTAGTAAGACCCTCATCTTTTTTAGACCATTCTATAATTTGGTTTGCTAAAAAATTAATATCTAAATTAAAATCTTCTGCGTAGATAAAGGTTGGAAAGAAAGCTTCTTTGATCATTTAAAAGGTTCTCCACCAAACCATACTACTAATGATTTTCTAACACCTCTTGTTACAGGGACAACTCTATGATTTACAAAACTTGCAAAGAAAACAGCATGACCTTGTTTAGGTGATAAGATATTACCTGGTTTCTGTATTTCTAAACCACCGCCTTCAAATTCATTTTCAGCTGATAAGATTAAACTCATTGATATTTTTCTAACGGGAGGTTCTCTAGTCATGATGGTATCTAAATCCATATGCCAATTATAAAAACCGCCTTCAGGATACTCTGTATACTGAGCTTGTTCGTTTAATTCCATATCTTCAAAACCAAAATGTCTTTTATTAGTCATGTACATAACCTCATTAAGTTTGTCATACATGGGTTTAGATTCTGGGTGATTAAATGGAATCCAACTAATATGTGATATTCTTGTTTTAGTATCAACAGTTCCTTTTTCTCCTCCTCCAACTTCTGCAGTTTGTGGAGGCATAGATCTTCCAATTCTAGATATAATATTACATTGTTCTGGAGTGAAAATAGGTGTTGTTGTTTGAACAATATAGGATTTCCAGTTTGGTTCTTTTTTAATCACTTACACCTCTATTTCTAATTGGATCGTATTTTACATCACAGTTCGCTGCTAACGTTCTTCTCGCCTCATTTGTAGAATTAAACGGATAAACACAATGTCTAATATCATAAGGAAAAACATAAAAATCTCTAGGTTGTAGTTTAGGGGAATAATCTATGTGGGCAAACTGACCGTTTGCATTTCCTAATATTTGAAGGTCACCGTTTGTAGGTGTATCCTTGGCTGAATATTCTTTTCCATACTGTGATGGTAAACCTAAAATCATTACTGATGATAATCCTGTAAACAAATCTCCTTGATGGATATGAATAGGATTATATTCATTATCCTTCATTTCGTTAACCCATATAGAAGTAAGTCTAACTTCATAATCTTTAATTTTATTAAAATCTAAATAAAATTTATAAACCGAAGTAAACCACTCTAATACATTTGTTGGTAGTTTGTTATGTTTTAACATTTTAGAAGAGTCCTTTCCCTGATAAAAAAGAGAGTGTTCGTTTTCTATTTTACCTATTAGTTGTTGATTTGCTTTATGTAGGGTTTGAAAATTAGATTCATACGTTTGATTTATTGCCATAAATATATCTAAAGGCACTTCAAATTTTAAAACAGTTTGTCCTAACCAAATAAATTTATATTTCATAACTTCTTCTTTATCTCTTCTATGATATTTGAGTAATTATAATCTTTTATTTCAAAAGTGCAATGATCAGGTTTTTCAAACATTTTATTTGTATCATCAAATCTACCTTCTTTTATTGTGTTCATCCAAATTTTTACATCATACTCTTGTCTGTCTATATTATAAGGACAAATAAAATCTACAACAGCATGACCCTCTGCAAGAGAAGATAGACAACCCATTCTTTGCGCTTGTCTAGTTCTACCCTCCGCAGAAAAATCCCAATCGTTAAACATCTTCCTTACTTCATCCGCATTAAAATAAGCCATGCCTGTAGACAACTGTCTAGCAAAGGTTGTCTTTCCAGATCCAGGTAAACCAAACACTAATATTCTCATAATCTTATATGTCCATATTTATCTGTAATACTTTGAGGTATCATTTTTTTGTAAGGATTTTCTTCTAACTGTAATCTTTCTGTTTTAATAGTGTGAAGATCTTTACCAACCACAGTATCATCATAACCTAAACCATTTAAACTAAATTGATTTAGAGAATGAAAACGATGTGGGTGGTAATCCATTTCTAAAAACTCATAGATACCTTTTATCGTTGGTTCAGGTTGCGTGACTAGATCTTCATATCTAATGAAAAAACAATGTTTTTGATTTTCGGGTTTCATCGCATGTTGTATGCCTTTTAGTTCTTTGGCTATAGAGCCTTTTTCATTCATAAGCATAAATAATTTCTCTTCAATATTTTTTTTGCCATACTGATTGGGGTAAGCTGTGGGTTCGTTTTCAAACCATTTAATATAGGAAGCAAGAACATCCATGAGATCTCTCCACAAAACAATACATTTCACAGGTTGACCTAAATGTTTTTTTAACAACATTAAATTACCATCGGTCAAAGCAGGGCCTCTATCAATAATAGTTTCTTGTGGCCAGTCTTTATAATAATTATAATATACAGAACTCATGACGTTATCTAATGACTCGTGATCTGGATAGTTTTTAAATACGTCAGTCTGTTTTAGCAAAAATAAATCTTTCATTATTTCTAATGTTATTGAATTAGCAGTACAAGCTATTTTAGGATTTTGGTTCATGATCGAAGCAAACAATGTGTTGCCCGATCTTGGCATAGCCATGAGAAAAAATATTTTTTTACTCTGGTTTAATTGTACCAATTCCTTGATTTGAAATGGCTTGTTTTTTATCGTGCCCCAGCTCATTATCTTTCTTAACTCTTTTAATTGTTTCTAGTTGCCCAACAACATTAAATACTTCAGGTTGAGAAGAACCTTCTGTAAGTGTTTTAGCTTTGTTATGTAATATTGCACCATAAGATTCTAATTGGTGTTTATTAACGTCTTCAGTATCAAAACTTCCATCGTTAAATTCTTTTTTAAGTTTAGACCACATTTTTAATTCTCTCATTCTATCTTTAGCCACAAGTTCAGAGCTGGCTTGATGATATATTTTTTCATCAAGATCTATTTGATATAATTCTTTTTTATATTCGTTTGTTTCTTCTTCAACTTTCTTCTTAAGACGTTTTATTTTAGCTGCATCTCTTCTATATTCAAAAGACAAAGACATTAAATTTTCTAAAAAAACGTTTTGCTCTCTAACACACTGCCAATATTTTGCTGCTCTAGTTGGATATTTTAAATCTTGTAATACTGATATTCTAGCTTCTGTTTCTGTTCTAAAAATTTGTTTTTTAGTCCAAGTATCTCTAAGCTCACCCACCATGTTTTTAAATTCTGCCACATCCTCTTGTGGTAAAATATTGTGAAGATGATTCTCTTCTTTTTCTATTAACGGTTTAATATCGCTATATTCTTTATTCATTCTAATTTCTTTATATCTTTTATAAAAGATAAGTCAAATACTAATCTGTATCAATACTCACCACAGCAGGGGCTGCTCCTGTAAATTCTTCTGTGTTATTTAAAACAGCAGAAGTTGATCGACCTCCAGAACATATTGATGAAGTTTGCGTTCCTCCTCCACCTGAATTCATTCTAGAAGTTGATAGAGCTGTTGATGCCGTCCAACTAGAGCCATCATAAAGTTCTGTATTAGTTACGGTATTAGGTGGGGCTGTTCTTCCACCAAAATTTATAGCAGCTGTTTGAATTCCTCCGCCGCCATTGTGTGACACACCAGTATTTAAAGCACCGCCGCTTGTCCATGAAGAACCATCGTACTCTAATGTTGTGGTTTGCGCACTTGGACTGTTAGCTCCTCCAAAAATTAATCCTGCTGTTTGTGTTCCACATCCTGCTCTGTAATTACTAGTTCCGGGAGTTCCCGTAACAGTTGTCCAAGAAGAACCATTATATTCTTCAACATCATTTCCAAAATAACCTGGAGGTAATCCGGGAGAATAACCATTAGCAGCCAGACCTGCTGTTTGAGTTCCCATTCCAGTAGAAGCCGATATTCCGCTTCTAGTTGTGTTTAAGTTACCACCAGATGTCCATGAAGAACCATCAAATTCTTCAGTGGAATTTTTAAAACCTCCTCCGTAACCACCAAAAATTAATCCTGATGTTTGTGTTCCACTTGCCCCCATTCCATATCTTGCTGTTCCTATATTTCCACCAGATGTCCAAGAAGAACCATCATATAAAAAATATTCATTGTCACCTGAGCCGGGAGGTGGAAGACCGCCGGCAAACATGTTAGCTGTTTGAGTTCCAAAACCTCCTCCAGTAGCTCTTGTTTTTGGCATGTTGCCACCAGATGCCCAAGCAGCTGCACCGAAATTAACTGCCTTCATAGCTCTACCACTGCTATCATAAAAAATCTCACCTAACTGACTAGGGGCAGAGTCTACTACCTGAATTGTTGTTCCTCTTATTTCTTTGTATGTTGCCATATTAACTCAATGTTGCCGTTTCTGTTGTTGCTGTACCAGCAAATGTATATTCGTAAGCATCTCCTCTATCAGGAGATGTTCCTCCGAAAGATAAAGCTGCCGTTCCTGTTCCAGCGCCGCCGTGACTTTGTACAGTCGCAGGAAGAGCTGTTGAAGTTGTCCATGTTGTTCCGTCCCAATCTTCCGTAGCGCTTGATTGTGAAGGACCATTACCACCAAAAGCTACAGTAGAAGTTTGAGTTCCGTTAAGCCCACTTTTTAAACTAGTTCTTGCTGTGTTCATGCTTGCTGGATTAGATGAAAAAGAAGACCCATCATAAGTTTGTGTCACAGCTGAATTAGATCCAGTTGATCCACCAAAAACTATACCAGATGTTTGAGTTCCAGCTGAACCTCCGTTTCTAACTGATGTTGCTAAAGACCCACCACTAGAAAAAGAAGAACCATCGTACTCTTCTGTGTTTCCTATAACAGTATTGCCTGGATTTGTTCCACCAGAAATAGCTCCAGCTGTTTGTGTCCCAAACCCTGCACTGTTAATTCTTGTGGTAGATAAAGATCCACCAGATGTCCAAGAAGAACCATCGTATTCATAACTATTTGCTAGTTTAGATGCCGGACTAAATCTATAAGCTCCAGCTCCAAAGCCTGCTGTTAATGTTCCAAGTGATCCACCACTTCCTAAAGCGGTTGGTATATTACCACCAGATGTCCACGATGAACCATCGTACTCTTCTGTAGTAGCAAAAAATTCATTTGGTGAGTCAGCACCACCACACGCTACTGCTGCAGTTTGTAAACCAAAACTTGCCCAAAAGCCGTATCTAGCATCTGACATAGTTCCACCAGATGCCCAAGATGCTGCACCTTCTTTAATAAATTTAAATTTCTTTTCTGTGGTATTGTAAAAAGTATCTCCAATAATTTCAAAATTATTTGGCTCTTGGAAATTATTATATTCTTCTGTGCTAGTTGAAACCGCTGGTGCAGCTGTTTCACCTCCTGCTATAAAAGATGCGGTGTTTGATCCATCTCCTCCCAAGCCGGTTCTAGCTGTCGCTATAGTTGCTGGTAGTGTTGTCCAATTAGAGCCATCATATTCTAACGTTGCACTTACATACCCTGGTGACGGATTATTTCCACCAGTAGTTATAGATGCTGTTTGTGTGCCTGATTGAGCATTAGTTGATCCCAGTGTTATAGGCATAGCGTTGCTTGCAGTCCATGAAGAACCGTCATACTCTTCAGTTAAATTTTGTATTGTAGCTGGCGGACCGTGAAATCCTCCGGCTCCTAATCCTGCCGTTTGTGTTCCTGATCCACCAAGTGCGTATCTTCCAGTTCCCATAGTTCCACCTGCGGTCCATGAAGAGCCATTATATTCTTCTGTTGCATCAGTAGAAGTACCTGGACTAGGTAAACCTCCAAAAGCTAAACCAGCAGTTTGAGTTCCTCCTCTTGCTCTACTTCTTGTTGTGTTTGACATATTTCCACCAGATGTCCAAGAAGAACCATCGTACTCTTCTGTTGCATTAGTGTTTGAAGATACATAACCACCAAAAGCTAAAGCTGCTGTTTGAGTTCCTGTTCCAGCATGCATGTATCTTGCTGTTCCCATAGCTCCACCATTTGCCCATGTGGATCCATTATATTCTTCTGTTGTGCCTGTTTTTGTTCCGGATGTATCACTATTACCACCGAAAAGTATACCCGCTACTTGAGTTCCAGCGCCTGCTGTATTACCTTTTGCAGTTGATAAATTTCCACCAGCTGTCCAACCAGCTACAGTTGGCACTGGATCTGCACTAAAACTTTGTACTTTAAATCCTTTTATTCCTTTATAAGTTGACATATTATATTAGTACCTCATTTTCTGGTCTACTTCTATTTTCTCGTTTATCAGCTGGTAAAGCGTCATACTCTGCCTGTGCTGTTGTAATCTCTGAATCTACAATCGCTTGTGCATCTTCTTTTCTTTTAACAACACCATTATTTCTTTTAATCCAAGCGTTGCCATATAAATTATCACCAACAACCCACACATTGCCAGGGTGTTCTGACAAATGAAATTCCATACGTTCTCTAGCGGTAAAGAAATTTTTACCTGAGTTTATTGCTGTGCAATATTTATATGCCATACTACTCCTCTAATGTTATGTCTTCCGGTCTACCAATAGAACTATTAGCTTTTTGCTCTTCAGTCAATGCATCATAAGCTGCTTGTGCAGCTTGTATTTCTGCATCCACAAGAGCTTGAGCTTCATCTTTAGTTTTAGTTACACCTAAAACTTCTCTGATCCAAGCATTTGCTTGTCTATTGTTGACAGGCACTCTCCAAACATTACCAGGGAAACCTGAAGGTGCAAAAGAAGTATTATCTTTATTTGTAATAAATCCTTTTCCCCAATTTTCTGCTGTTAAGTATTGATATGTTGCCATAGTTTTTCCTCCTTAAGTTACGTCTATTGTTTCTGTTTGAGCTATTCCTGCACCCGTAAATTCTTCTGTTGCATTAGACATTGGACTACCTCCAAATAATATTGCACTCGATTGAGTGCCTCCTGGACCTCCATAACCTCTAGGTGTTGCTAAATTAGTTGCAACTGTCCAAGACGTGCCATCATACAACTCTGTGTTGTTTGAAGGAGATCCTCCCATAGCGATAGCTGCTGTTTGAGTTCCTTGAGTTCCTCCTTTAATACCACTACCTCTACCTTCGTTTAATGCTCCACCTGATGTCCACGAAGAACCATTATACTCCTCTGTTGCAGCTGAAGGGCTACCACCTCCAAAAACTACAGCTGATGGAACGCTTCCACCGCCACCTGCATTATTTCTTCCAGTGCTCATATCACCGCCTGCTGTCCAAGATGAGCCATCATATTCTTCAACTTTTGCCGGTTGAGTAGGAGCTGTAGGACTTTGTCCACCAAAAGCAACTGCGCTTGTTTGAAGAGTTCCTAAACATGATTTACCACGACCACCGTTAGACATACTACCTCCAGACGACCAACTTGAACCATCATACTCTTGAGTGCTAGTTCTAATATTAAAAGGGGGATAACTAAAACCACCACAAACTAGTCCTGCACTTTCAGTTCCTGCTCCACCGGACAGTTCTTTTTTTGATTCAGGTAGGTTACTAACATTTGTCCATGAAGTACCATTATATTCTTCAGCTGCGTTTGAATCACCTGGAGGTGTGTTACCAGCTGCAGCTACACATGCAGTTTGAGTCCCAAAACCACCAAGTTCTGTTCTTGCTGTATTTAAATTTCCACCTGAGGCCCAAGCCTCTGTTGTTGTTGAAGATAATTTAAATGCATTACCTGGAGTGTTATAAAATACTTGTCCTTCACTAGTAATATCTGAACTAGTATTGACAATCGCCTCGCCCTGTATCTCTTTATAAGTAGCCATGGATTATTTATCCTTTAATAGCCAACCTTGAGTAGAGTCTACGTATACTAATGTGAAAGCAGCTCTCTCGGTTGACACTGTTAAGTCTGCTGCAGAACCCTGTATGTTGTGTGAGTTTCTCCCTATTGTTATGTTATTCGTGTCCGCTGTTCCAGCATAGTCAATAATTGATACTTCATCACCAATTGTTGCTGATGATGGTAATGTTGCTGTGATAGCTCCTGATGTTGTGTTAACAAAATATCCTTCACCTGCTACTGCAGTGAATCCAGAAGTTTTTACAGCTTGCCAAGATGTTCCACCAGATACTTCACCAAATGATAATTGACCAACACCTGTTGTGCCAGATCCTGATACCGATGCAACTTTTAAAAATCTATCTGCTGTTACGTTACCTGTAGGAAACTTTAATGTGTATGATTGACCGCTCGAGTGGGCCGGACTTTGCAACTTAATTCCGTGGGAGTTGGACTCACAATTTAAAACAAGTGTTCCAGGGTTTGTATTACCACCGACAACTACTTCACCAGTTCCGTTTGGTGTTGCTGTGATCGCTCCGTTTGCACCATCTGTAATTGTAATATTACCAGAGTTTGTTCCTGAATTTGTATCTAAAACTAAATCGTATGCACCGCTTGATGTAATTGTTGGTGCAGCTGAACCTGTACCAACTTTAAGTTCGCCTGATCCTTTTGGTGCTAGTTCTAAATCAATATTTGAATCACCACCAGCAGCGGCTAATTTAGCACCCGAACCTGTGGCAGCGTTTGTAATTTCTAATTGATTTACTGCTGAAGATGTTGTTTGAAATATTAATTGTTCATTTCCGTTTTCATCTCTAATACCATGATCATCATCAAAATCGATCATGAAAGAGTTAGTGTCTAAATTACCACCTAATTGTGGTGATGTGTCATCAACAAGATCTCCACCTGTTTGAACTTCAACAATATTTGGATTAGTTCCATCGGAAGCATCTGCGTAAACTATTTTTGTTGTTTTTTGTGTTGATGAAAAAGTTACAGTTGATCCTGATCCAGAGGTATATTTAAATTGTACTGAGTATGCGCCTGAAGTTGAATTTTTTAAAATATAAAAAGTTTGTACATCTAGAGGAATTGTAACAATTTGATTTCCTGTAATTGAGCCTGTAAATTCTATAACTCTGTGACCTGCTACATCGCCAGTTCCAGAATCAGAAATAGATAAAGCTGTTGTTTGAGCGCCACCAGCAATAGATTGTGCTGTGTACCCACCAACTATTTGTTCTACAAGTTGTAAGTTAGTATTTGTTTTTGTACCCCATGTACCCGCATTTTCACCAGTTGCCTGAAGTTCAATACCGAGAGGTGTAT